ATGCATACGAAGGTAAGGATGCTAAACAATTAGCGCCTTTACAATTCTCCGGAATCATAATGGAAGGTGGCATTGTTGGTTATGATTCTAGTGTCGAATCCGGAGGCAGCGCTTATAAATGGTTAGGGATTGGACCTCAAACACAATATTCTAAAGATATAGTAGTTGTAAGCCTTAGAGCTGTGAGCGTTAATACAGGACAGGTATTAGCTTCAGTAACTGTAACTAAAACTGTATATTCGGCTGCAGATAGTATAGCAGTATTAAAATTCTTTCAAGACGGAACACAATCATTTGAAGCAGAAACAGGCTTAACAATTAATGAACCAATAACAATAGCAATAAAAACTACAATTGAAGCATCTGTAGTGGAATTGATTAAAGAAGGGGAGAAGAAAGGTATATGGGAGTTTAAGTATCCAATGCCAGAAGAAAAGCATTGGTGGACACCCAGTAAGAAAAAACTAAAATAAAAGGAGATCGTGATGAGAAATTTTAGATTAGTTGCTGTTATTGCTAGCATGTTTGCTTTAAATGCATACGCTGCAGACAACAACATTTATATCCAACAGTCCGGTGACAACAGTACTGTAACTATGACACAAGATGGTGCAGGAAACATTGTACAAGGACTCGGCGGAAGTGCTAGTAACTCTATTATTAACGGTAACAATAATACTGTAACTGTTGATCAAGTAGGTACCGGCAATACATTGAACTTTGGTGTACAGACATCAATGGCAAAAGGATTGGTCGGAAACAACTATTCCTATACAGTAACAGGTAATAATGCAACTGCTATTATTGATAGTAATAACAACGGCAATAATACTAGTGCTAGTAACAATATTAATGTAACACAAACTGGAAATTACGCTAATTTAAATGTTAACGTATTAGGCTCAGGAAATAATATTGCTGCTGCTACTGCCGGCGGTGATTACAATAGCTTTGTATCAACTGTCAATGGAAGCAATAACAATCAAACAGTTAATGTCTCCGGCGGCGGTAATAACAACGTTATTATTAACCAAGGTATGGGTGGTAGTGCGTTAGGATTAAACTCAGCTGGACAACCATTATTACCTGCTACTACAGATGTAGCTGGCACAGTAAACTTATCAGTTATCGGTGCAAGCAACTCTGTTGATGTTACTCAAACAGGTGGAATGGGCGTAACTGGGCATATGGCCAACATTAGCCTTGACGGGTCTAGCAACGTTGCTAACATTATACAACAAGGAGTTAGTGCAAATAGTATTATTAGACTTACTAGCGTAGGTAATGGTAATACATTTACACTTTCATCTAACACACATTAATGTGGAAAAAATTAGCACTAGTTTTATTTCTAGCTGCTCCTGGTATTAGCAATGCTACTATAGGTTCCATTACTAACCAGGTCAATGCCGTTCCCGTGATCCAGAGAGACAAATTAAACTTAGCTGGATCAAAGGGAACCGGCGTTGAAATGAACGATACAATCAAGACTACGTTAGGTAAAGCTGATATTACTTTTGTCGATGAAACTAAAGTACAAGTAAATGAAAATTCTCGACTAGTTATAGATGATTTTGTTTACGACCCAAAAACACCTAAAGGTAGCAAATTAGCATTAAAGTTTGCTAGCGGTACTGTAAGATACGCCAGTGGCGCAATAGCACACAATAATCCTAGCTCAGTAGCAATTAATACACCATCAGCTACAATCGGTGTACGTGGAACAGATTTTAGTGCTGTAGTAGATGATACTGGTGCTAGCATGGTTGTATTATTACCTAGTTGTCCTGAAGGATTTAAAAGTGTTGAAGATGATTGCGTTACTGGTATTATTGATGTTTCTAACGATTCTGGCACTGTAGTATTAGATAAACCATTTCAAGCAACATATGTAGCCAGCAGACAAATAACACCTGCAAAACCTGTTGTATTACGTTTAACAGCTGATCAAATTAATAACATGCTGATAGTTAGTCCGCCTACAGGGCTTAATACTACACAATCTAAAGATACTAAAAAAGATAGTAACGATCCTACTGATTTAGGATATAACTTTCTCAAACAAAACTTTTTGAAAAACGAGTTAGATGAGCCAATAGTACTCGAACCTCCACCAACCCCTTCCAACACTGCAGTATTGCCGGATTGGACTGCAAATAGCGAAGTAGTTAAAGTAATTACAAATACACAAGTTAGTTTATGTCGTACAGATAGCAGTAGCAATGCACAATGCATAGTTGTACCAAAAGATCAAAATTCTGTAGTAACACAAAGTGAAGGGCAGATTACAATTAAAAATCGCGTTAATTCTGGAAATGGAACAACAATTATATTAAAGCAAAATTAATGAAAAAAATAATTACCCTAATTCTATTATTATTATTCTGCTCAATAGCTGTTGCTCAGACATTACCACCGGGAAGTATCGGTTCTATACAATGCTGTAATTCAGGAGGAACTTGGCAACAATACACTTATACTTTTACTCCTACTACTTCGGGGAGTGATTATGTACTATTTGCCTTTAGACAAGATCCTGCATATTGGAATTTTAGTAATGTAGATTTATTTGCTGCCGGTAGTAATACAAATCTATTATTAAATCCTAACTTTACTACCGGAGGATCTGTGACTGTAAGCGGGCATACAGTTACAGCTCCTACTCACTGGGGAGTATTTTATCAAAATGGAACAGTACCTAGTGCAGCAGGTATATGGAAAGGATCCGGAGGTCATACCGGGGGAGGATTATGGTATGACGGTGCTGTAGGATCATTTGATGGCATTTATCAAGGTGTTACATTAACTGCAGGTGTTACATATGATATTACTTTTTGGGCAATGTCTACTTCAGGTACAGCTAATAATAGTACAATACAAATGGGAATTTATGCAGGATCGTGTGCTAATATTGGATTAGCTCCTAGTCAATGTTCTCTGCCTAGTTCATCGGGATTTGCTGGATTAGTTACCCCATCACAAACTGCAACTGTAGGCGGAGTTACTGTTGTTAGTACTAACACTACTAATGTACAAAATACTGTAGTAACAACAGGTACTCCTACAATTACATCAACTACATCTAATCGAACTGTTAATACAACACTTAATGGACAAGCAGTAATTGAACTATTTCAAGATACAACTACCACAACAGTTACTCCTACAACTACCATTGTATATTCTACCCCTACAACTACAACAACTTACAGCGATGGAACATCTGTTGTAACACAAGGAACTACTACAGTTGTTAGTACCAATACTGTAAATGTTACTACTACATCTGTTACACAAGGCACAACACCTGTTAGTATTATTCCAGTATATACTAGTAATATTACTGCGATTGAGCAAACTAGATATAATTCTGCACAATCTAGATTGTATGCTGTGCAAGGAGATAGCATCTATATTTCGCAATCATTGGGTAATAATAATTCTATCTATGTAACACAAACCGGACGGAATGAAAGTGTTGCTGGTATTGGACAACAAAATGCTCCAGTACAAGGATCTAATAACACTATCGGTATTAGACAAGGCGATCCTGTTGCATTAACAGGAGCAAACTTAATTGAATTAGAGGTATATGGTAGCGGCAATAGTTTAAACCTAAATCAAGGCTATGATTATAATGGAAACTATACTGGACTTGATTTAGCTTATCATTATCAAAGTGTAAGCATCACTGGAAATTCAAATGCTGTAATAACACAGCAACAAGGGCAATATCAATATGGCGAGGTTAAAATTTCAGGAAATTCAAATAACCAAACTATGATACAAACAGGTATAGGACAACAACTATTTTCTGCTATTACAGGAAATAATAATCTACTAACAACTACACAAACAGGTAATGCACAAAACTTTTTAGATGTAGCATTAATCGGTGATGGTAATAGTGCAGTAGTAAATCAAAGTGGTACTACACAAAATAAAGCTACAATTAGTATTACTAACGCTGGCGGTCCTGCAGGAGTTAATCTAACACAAACTGGCGGGCAAGTTTATAGCATAAGTACAGTATGTGTAACTGCAGGAGGGTGCGGAACAGTTACTGTAAAACAAGGACCATAAATGTTTAAAAAGATTCTATTGAGCCCGTGGACTGCATTAATTACACTATTTTTAGTATTAGCAGTTAGAGTAGTAGATCCGAGTTTTGTTGAAAGTGTTCGTTTACGTTATTTTGATACATTAATTACACATAAAACTCCTACAAAAAATAATATTGTAACTGTAAACATTGATGAAACCACATTGGATCAACTAGGTCAATGGCCCTTACCTCGTAATGAATATTCTAAACTTATAGAGGAATTGTATGCTAGACATGCCGGGTTGGTTATACTAGATATCATGATGTCTGAGCAAGATCGCATGGGTGGTGATTCTGCACTTACTGACACTTTAAAAAAATATCCAGTTGTGTTAGTTAATGTTCCTGCACAAAAAACTAAAAATGAACCTCGTGTACCAGGTAGTGTAGTAATGGGCTCAGATTATTTAAATCGTATTGTGCAATATCCAGGATTGATTGCTAATATACCTGCACTAGAAGAAAATGCAGTAGGCATAGGTAGCATTAATACTATGCCAGAAATCGACGGTGTTAATCGTCGCGTACCATTAATTGCTGCAGTTGATGGAAAACTATACCCGTCATTAGCCATGGAAGCACTACGTGTTGCAGGTAATGATACTACATTTCAAGTTAAGCTTAACGAAAATGGTGTAGAGAAAATGCGTATACCTGCATTCGGACCTATCGCAACAGATAGCCTAGGACGTATTTGGGTTGATTGGAGTCAACAAAATCAACAGATTTCTGTAACAAATTTACCTAAAGATTTTAACGGTGCTGTAGTTATAGTAGGCCCTACTGCTGCAGGCATCGCTAATCCTGTTCCAACTGCAAAAGGAGCCGTGTATCCGCAAGACATGCAAGCGGCTGTCTTAGGCACGATGATAAACGGTGTAACAATACAGCGACCAGATTATGCAGACGGACTAGAAATTGTTGCTATTTTATTAGCAGGCGTTATACTATTAGTTCTAACAAGGTGGGTTTATGCGGGTCTGGTTTCAGTCATTACTCTTTTGGCTGCAGGAGTGTTTGGCAGTTATTATCTTTTTAGTCATTACCTTTGGCTTTTTGATGCTAGTGCTTTTGTTACTGCGATCATCCTTGTGTCACTCCATGCCTATGGAATTAAGTTCGTCAGTGAATATTTGCAGAAACAACAAATAAAGAAACAATTTGGAAGTTATCTTTCACCAGCGATGGTAGAAAAATTACAAAAAGATCCATCATTATTAAGATTAGGGGGGGAGGAAAGAGAATTATCAATACTCTTCACCGATGTACGCGGATTTACAGGGATCAGCGAGCATTATGGTAAAGATGTACAAGGACTCACTAAAATTATGAATCGCTATATGACTGCGATGACTGCAAAAATTATAGAGAATGAAGGTACGCTCGATAAGTATATAGGTGACGCGCAAATGGCATTTTGGAACGCACCATTAGATGATGCTACTCATGCTAAGAATGCTGTTAAAACTGCGCTAGCTATGTTAAAAGACTTAGAGGATTTTAATGCAGAAATTGCTAAAGAAGGTGTTCCGGCGTTTGGAATGGGGCTTGGTATTAATACTGATGTTGTGGTGGTTGGGAATATGGGCAGCAGTCAGCGTTTTGACTATACTTGTCTTGGTGATGGTGTCAATCTTGCAAGCCGTTTGGAAGGACAAAGT